GAAATATAACGAAATAAGGAGTAATACATATGTCTAGTTTTAAAGATTTAAAGAATAACCGAATGAACAATTTGCAGTCATTAACAAAGCAAGTTGAGAAGCTTGCAGAGAAACCATCTTATGAAGATGAACGCATTTGGAAGTGTGAAAGAGATAAAACTGGTAACGGTTATGCCGTTGTTCGTTTTCTCCCAGCACCTACAAATGAAGATGTGCCATGGGTTCGTTTATGGTCACATGGTTTCAAAGGGCCAGGTGGATGGTACATTGAGAATTCATTGACCACACCACGATCTGATGCTCCTAGTGGAACTGATGACCCTGTATCAAAAGCAAATACTACTTTGTGGAATTCTGGTATTGAGTCTGATAAGAATATTGCGAGAGATCGAAAGCGTAAGCTAAGTTACTACTCCAATATCCTTATCCTTGAAGATTCAACAAATGCTCAGAATGAAGGTAAAGTATTTTTGTTTCGATATGGTAAGAAGATTTTCGAGAAAATCGAAAGTGTTATGAACCCAGAGTTTAAAGATGAAGAACCAATGAACCCGTTTGATTTCTGGTCTGGTGCTAACTTTAAACTCAAAATCCGTCAGGTGGAAGGTTATGCAAATTATGATAAGTCAGAGTTTGCTTCTCCATCTCCATTGTTTGACGGTGACGATGCTAAGCTAGAGGATGTTTGGAAACAACAGCATTCACTTCAAGGTATTCTTGCTCCAGAGAACTTTAAGAGTTATCAAGAGTTGGAAGCACGTTTCAATACGGTTACTGCTTCGGGAACGGGTAGTGATTACAATGAAACTATTGAGGAGAGTTCTGCTAATCCAGTTGCGAATGATGCAGCCGAATCAACATCTGAAGATACTTTAGAGTATTTTAAGAAACTAGCTGAGCAGTAGTAAATAGATAGAGGGGGAGTATCGTTTGTTATATTGGTGATTCGCCAGTATTATGCTGGTATCAAAGACTCGCGACTAGATACCTTGTGAAACCGTTTCGGTGATACTCCCCCTTTATTTTTTATACTTTGTTCCAATTACGTTTATATTTCTTTCCCTTAATAGGATGCATCTTTTCTCTAGTGTGATATGGTACTATAGACTCTAAAACTTTAGCAAGGTCATCACATGGTACATCTTCCATAACTTTTACAGCAAGCTTAGAATCAATACCAGTTCTTCCACCCATATAAACATCTACTGCATCTATTACCTTGTCTCCGTATTTCATTTTCTTACCTAACAATCCAATGTCAGCGACAAGATGATTTCCACAACTTGCAGGACAACCAGACCAATGCATTGTGATAGGTGCAGTATCAGGTAATTTACCTTCTAAATCTTTTGCAACTTGTAGAGCTCTCTGTTTAGTTTCAATAGTTGCTAGGTGACAGTAATCTATTCCTACACAACTCACTAATCCACGCATAACACTAGTTGGATTATAAGTAAACTCTTCAACCAGTGGCTCTTCTAATAAGTCACCAAGTTTTTGATCTGATACGTTAGGAATTATCAAAGAACTGGAATGAGAAAATCGTATTTCACCATTGCCATACTTTTCAGCAAGGCAAGCAATACCCTTTAACTTATCAGCATGAATTCTACCTACCTGTATTTTCAACCCTACATAATTCAGCGAAGATTGTTTTTGTCGGTACACACCAATATGTTCAGACTTTTGATTACTTCTCAAATCTTTTCCAGAAGTAAGAAGAGGACTATTTAGTTTATCCTGTAGAGCTGCACGAAACTTTTCTTCTCCCCACTCTTCAATGAGAAATGATAATCTATTTTTATTTCTTTTATCCCTACTGCCGTGGTCACGATACAAAAGAATTATTTCTGAACATACCTTGACTACTTCATCTACTGTAATGAATACATCCAATGAAGTAGCAATACGATAACCACCCGAACCTAACTTACCACCTACTAAGATATTGAATCCATTTACAGGAACATCATCTATTTCTTTTTCTGCTGGTACAAGTGCTAAGTCTTGAGTTTCAGAGTGTAGACAATCATCAGTACAACCAGTGATTGCAATATTAAATTTTCGTGGGAGATTTGAAAACTCTGGGTTTCCTGATATATATTCAGTCAATGCTTTCACTTGTGAGTATGCATCTACTTTTTCTTTTGGACTCAACCCTGCAACTGGACAGCCCATGATGTTTCTTATATTATCTAAACCTGTTTGTATTGAAGTCAAAGCAACTGATTCTTGAATATCAAATATCTCTGGAACATCATCTATTTTTAAATGACGCAGCTGTAGTTGTTGTCGAGTGGTAACATCTATAATACCATTCCCGAACTTATTTGATATATCACATAATGCTTTTATCTGATGTGAGAATGAAACACCATTGGGTATTCTTACTCTCTGCATGAAGAAGCCAGGAGTTGGATTGCGTAAAAAGAGTCCATACCATTTCAGACGCTGGATATCATCATTACTGATTGATTCCCAACCTTCCTTTGCAAAACGGTTGATGTCTTCCTTTATATCTAAACCATCTCTTTCAGTTTTTATAACTTCAATTTTATTCATATTATCGGATTCCTAGTTCTTTTTCTGTTAAAACTATAAATTCCCAATCCCTCTTTTCTGCATATTTCCTTGCAGCTTTCCACTTACATTGATTCCTTACATAAGCCTTCAATGCATTTCTATACTTATTGGTGTTTCTCTTAGGTTTCTTTGGGGGTAGGCATTGACTATGTGGTTTAATCTCAATGATATACTTTTTGACTTGACCATTAGTTGATACTACTTTCACATAGAAATCCACAAAATACCGCCTAGTTTTCTTTTCTATTGGATTATAGTAGGGAATAACTATATTCTCTGAGCCCCACTCCAATACACTTGGACGAGCATCTAAATACTTCATGTATCTCAGCTCCCAACTGGAGCGATAGTGACATTCATTGAGATCACCTACATATTTCTCCTTGTTTTTGACCTTATATTTTCCAACTCTAGGGAAATTTCTCATATATCTCTTATAAATACAGTATAGACTAATATTTATAACGGGAGTAAGAGATGGCAAAGGGAATAGGACAGTTTAAAGCACAAACACTGGCTAATTTTGCAAGTCCTAATTTGTTTCGCGTTGAGATTTATAGTAGCAATCCACTTGGAACAAATTCACGGATTCGAGAAAGATTATCACTTGTCTGTCATAATGCACAAATTCCTGGCCTAACAATGGTTGCAACAGATAAAGATATGACTTATAGATCAAATGTTCGTCAAAAAACTTATGATGATATAACATTAGCTTTCCATTGTAACGATGATATGCTAGAACTTAAATATTTTCAAGATTGGATGGAAAGTATGGTTGACCCGGCAACAAACCGTGTTGGGTTTTATAATAATTATATCGGAACTATTACAGTACACAAATTAAG